GGTTGTTTTTAATCCATGTAGCGCGGGTTATAAACCATTGCTTAGTTTGTTTGCCTACCTTTTTGATTGGTGTACGCTTTAGCCCTGTTTTACGCTTGAGCGCAACCTTTGGATTGATAGGGCAGGCGTAGGGGAAATGATTAGGTTTTTCTTTGTGACAAAATTTGCATGGCTTTTTTGGGTAACGATCTAGACCAGCCAATTAATACCTCCAATCTGTATACAATAATTGTACACTAACTGCTTGTGCTATAATCACAACATAAACCAAACCATATACGGGAACTACCCGGTTAAGAAAGGAGAAGGCGCTCATGGCTCAAGAAGAGGTTAGTGTAAAAACATACGTCGAAAAGATTAGCAAGCTGATCGAGAACGACGCAAACCCACGCAAAATACAACGTAAGTCTTACGAGGCGCTCAAAAAGTCGCTGCAAGAGTTCCCAGAGATGAAACAGCTCCGGGAAATTGTCGTTGATGAAAACCTGACCATATTAGGTGGACACCAGCGTATTTTCGCATTGCGCGATCTGGGCTATACCGATGTTACGGTAAAGCAGGTTACAGGTCTAACGGCAAAGCAAAAGCGCGAATTCATCATTAAGGACAATACGAGCTCGGGCGACTGGGACTCTGACATCCTCGCCAATCAATGGGAAGCTACCGAGCTCGAGGATTGGGGATTCAAAGACTTTAACTTTGGTGATATCAACCCAGAGCCTAAAGAACCAGCCGCTAACGATGATCAAAGCAAGCAGCACACCTGTCCGAACTGTGGGCTTGAGTTTGAGGATTAAGAATGGAGTTTAATCATGGCGCGGCATTATGGCATCCCTTATATGGGAAGCAAACAAAAACTAGTCAAAGCAGTAAATACTAGAAGCCTGCTCAACTCGTCCAAGAGCGAGAAGTCCAGCTATAACTACGAGAATGTGTACTGGAACGGAGTGCAGTAAGTGGCTGCGCCAAAAAAGACCAAGCCAAAATCAGCCGAGGAGCAAGCGCATGAGGCGTGGTTTTTTGCACTAGATGCTGACTATGTGGTCCAGCTCATGAAGGAGTGGAACGAGAAAAACCTCGATATTAAGATCAAGCGCAAGAAAAACTATGACGAATGGTTTAACTACTTTAAGGGTATGCCAGCCAGCACTATACGAATACTAACGATAACCGGGCAGGATATATTAAGCGCCGAAGCCTATGCAGCGCTGCGCCGGTGGGCGGACATCATTAGCAACCCAGCACGCATTGATAAAATTCATCAAGCCGGGCTTACCAACTCGCGTGGTAAGAAAACCAACACAGTTAGCGCCCTGGCGCTCGCTAACGACCGTCTAGGCGTTTTAAAGGCTACACGCGATAAGATAGCCGAAAAGCTCGACAAAGGCGCTGGTAGCCGCGATACGGCGCTCCTAACGCGTGAAATGACTGAGATCATGACGCAGATTGCCGATTACGAGAAACGCCTCGGACCAAAGAAGGATACTGTGCTGGGTAAATTAATGGGCGATATGCCAGAAATAAAGAAGCGACCGCATCAAAACGGTGGGGGAGCGCGCCATACTAGTTTCAGGTCTCGCGTAACGATAGAGGACGTAGAGGGCGACAATGGCTAAGAGACGCGGCAACCAAAAACCTCGTGTTGATATATACCGTAACGGCGATATATGGCTAGCCGATAAAACTATACGGCTACTTGAAGCGTACGGTATTGTGCTACTGCCCTGGCAAAAAGCTATTTTATACAGGTGGATGGCGGTCGAGAAAGATGACGACGGTAACTGGGTATGGGTAAACGACGACTGTGGCTTACTCGTACCGCGCCAGAACGGAAAGACTGAGCTCCTAATCGCTAGAATTATTGGTGGCATGATATTCCTCGGAGAAGCGCTTATCTACACAGCCCAGAGTGATAAGACGGTGGCAGAGATCAAACGCCGCGTCCAGCAATTCTTTTATGAGGCTGAGACTGAGATCCGCGACATGATGACCGACGAGTTTGATAAGAACCCGAAGAGCCTTGACTATGTAGAGCTCCGTAATCGTGGGCGCTGCGTGTTTCAAACTCGAACGCGTACTAGCGGTCTTGGTAGCACCAACGACGTGCTGATAATCGACGAAGCCCAGGAAGAGACTGACGCTCAACAGGAAGCATTGCTGCCAACTATTTCAGCCGGTAAGAACCAAGCCCACCAAACGATCCGCGCTGGTACGCCACCGTCCGGCGACAGTAAGGGTACAGTATTTATCCGTATGCGCCGTAAAGTACTAGAGGGCAAAGTAGTCGACGTTTGCTGGCAGGAGTGGAGCGTGGAGCATATAACCGATCCAACCGATCAGGACGCATGGTACTACGCAAACCCAAGCCTCGGTTATTTCTTGATACCGAAAGCGGTAGCAAAAGAAGCCGGGCAGATGGCTATCGACTCGTTTAACAAAATGCGCCTTGGCTGGGTGGCAGGGGTTGAGACCCAGCGAGCTTTTACCGACGACCAATGGCTACCGCTAGGAGTGGAGAAGGTAACGCTTCCTGAAGAGCCGATATTAGTTTACGCAGTGAAGTTTGCTCCCGACGGTAGCGCTGTATCATTAGCGGTTGGGGTACTGATGCCGAATAACCTGGTGCATATTGAGCTTATTGAGCGCAAGCCCCGATCCGCCGGTACTGCATGGCTTACTAGGTGGCTACTAGAAAAGAACCGTTGGCGCAAGTGTAAAAAGATAATCATTGACGGCGCAAGTGGCACACAACTACTTGTCGAGGAGCTGGTGCGCTCTGAACGCAGGATTAGTAAAAAGATACTAACCCCGAACGTAAAAGAAGCAGGGGCGGCTTACGCAGCGTTTAATGATGGGGTAGAGAACCGCCTATTGACCCATTACAACCAACCGGCACTAAATGTATCAATCAAAACAGTGAAGCGTCGTGATATTGGGCGAGACGGTATGTTCGGCTATGCTAGCATGAATGCCGATATACAGTCAGACCCTACCGAAGCCGCAGCCTTTGCATATTACGGTGCTGTACGCCTCAGCAAAGAGAAAACGGGTGGTGGTAGCACACAGGCGATTATGGTATAGTGCTCCGTAGTCACTAGGGTAGTAAGACGCGCTATGTGGTTAGAGTTCCATTCACTCGGCAAGCGCACTACGGTGCGCTTTTTGCTTTCTCTCAACCTGTTGGCTATTGACAAATAGTGTCGCGTGTGCTAAGATACAACCATGATAAACAAAATAAAAACCCACTACTACCAATACCAGCCCGACGAATTTCTGCCAGTATACATGAACGGCGCACTAGCCAATAAAAAAGAGTTTCACAAATACCGCTTTAAAAAACTAGTCAATTTGATATAATCGCCTTGAGCTGCTTAATGGCAGCTAGCATCCACTTATACGAAAGACCCCTCTAGCGGCAATGGGGGTCTTTTCTTTTTGCCCGGCTTTTACATACTATATAGAAATGTTTATAAAACATATTTATATACTATATAGAAACCAACCCGACTTATACCCATGTTCCCCAGGTTTATCCCCAGTAAGCGTGACCGACTTGCTTTGTAATTTAAGAAGCGGTATATTGAAGACCAGACAAGGAATGGAGGGTTAATAATGTCTTACAGCGTTAGCGAACAGCGAAAGCAAACGATGCTCAATCACATAGGGGAAGCAGTCGACCTGATAGACAACCAGGCATACTTACCTTTTTACCGCAGCGTTCAGAAAAAACTGGAGCGCATGGGTAAGGCTAGCGAATGGGCAAAGATGATCGCCACCTCTAGGGAGAAGGCACACCCTTCCCGGTACTTTGCTACAATTTGCAAAATGGTAAAAGAGGGTACATATAAGTTCGTGGAGAAGGTTAAACAGGTGACCGGAGCGACTGCGCTATATCTGCAAGATAAGCTCGTAAAGTTTGGCTTTGGTAAATACCAAGCATACTGGGTACGCAAAGCCGAGGAGTTTATAAACGTAAATGGGCAGGCTGGCTTTGTAGATCTACTGGAATACGCGGAACGTAAGGGCATATCACAAAAATATATGGCTAAAGCGCTTATGAACGGCAAACCACCACGCCAATATTACAAAGAGAACGTGCTAGGCGGTGCAGAATGATCGCATTTCTACTAGCAATAGTAGCCCCTGTGGTCGCTGTCTTTTATGTTATGTACCTTATGATCAAGGCAGCGATCGTACTAATGGTGGCGTTTGTAAGCTGGCTTATTGGTTTACTATGAAATCAAAAATACTTTTTCTCGACATTGATGGCGTGGTTAACTGTAAGGGCACTGTACAAAGGCACGATGGGCTTATAGGTATTGATCCTAAATTAGCGGCTCTGGTCCAGCGCATAATCAAAGAGACCGGCTGCGACGTAGTGCTATCGTCGACCTGGCGCTATAATGAAAGCTCAAGGGCTCATGTAAGAGAAAAGGTTTGTGACTTCATAGATATAACCGATCGAGGGAGCGAGTATTTTCGAGGAGCTGAGGTACAGGCATGGCTACTAAAAAACATGGTTGGCAAACATTATCGCTATGCAATACTGGACGATGACGCAGACTTTTACCCTAACCAGCCCCTATTCAAAACGAGCTGGAGTACTGGTATAACCCCGGAAATAACCAAGAGAATAATTAAATATTTAAATGCTTGACTAACGGTATACCGTTGGTATATACTCAAGAGGTAAAGTAATTGTGAAGGAATGGAGGACACAATGTTACGAGGTCTATTTAGTAAAAAGTCCGATAATGTCGAGGAGCTTTTGGAGCTACCACTTGAAAGTGTTAGCTACGACGAGTGCCTCGATTTTTTGCGAGGTCTAGAAAAGCCTGACTTCGACAAAATGGTAAAGGTAGCCGGTATATACCGAACTGCCGACGAGCAAGCCTGTAAGGTCTACGGCGCAGAGCCAAAAGAGACCGCCGGTACACCAATCAAAGTCAAAGTAGTTAAGTAGCGCCATGAGAGCCTATACCGACGTATTTAAGAAGCCACTTGATAAGAACGAGGTTGCAGGTGTTGTGCGCGAAATTATAGCCCACAAACAACCCACCGTTGCTTTTATCGCCCGGCGCTTTAAATGGGGATTCGGTAAGGCTCTCGCTGTATTAACCCTACTAGATGACGCTGGAGTGATAAGCCCAGCAATGCGCGGCAGGCGCACCATTTTATTAAAAGACCCAGACGCAGCGATCAACGCTGCGCTAAGGCAACTTAAGAAAGGCAGGAAGTAATGATGGAGTGGACGCTAGTTATTCAAATAGCGCTTCTTATGGCTTGGGCTGCCCTGCTCGTAATCGCTGTAATAGATAGTGCGAGGGGTAAGTAATGCTTGAATATACACCAGAAGACGTAGCCGCTGAAATTGAAAAACTTGACTCCCATACATGGAGTAACAAGCATGGCGAGAAGTTTACCATACACAGCAACGGAGTTATGGTATGGATGTCAGGCGATGAAGTTAGCGCAATGGTTGATCCGAAGCACTTAACGGCTAGTAAATACCTCCAACTATTCAGCAACCACTTTGGTATATGGAGCGCTGACGAGCTTTATGAGCTTGGCAATGCTTTGATGGTATTAGCCAAGAAAAACGGAGCTGGTAGATAATGAATGGTAAATCACAAGAATGGCGAGAGGCTTCCGACCGCCTAC